GAACACGGAGCGTCTTCAGGCCGAGATCACCAACGGTCGGGAGCGAGCCGCCGTTCTGATGAGCATCGTGGACACCGGAATCGCCGCGGCGAGCGGGCCGATCTCGACCCTGCCCGGCGGGGCCATCGCGGTCGGCGCCATGTCGCTGCTGACCGGGCTGTTCCTGAAGCGTCCTGGAGACCGCAAGCGTGAAGCCGAAGCGATTGCCAAGGCTGTCGAGGATGCGACTGCAAAGGACGCGACGGCGTGAGCAACCTGAAGGTTGACACCATCTCCTCGAACGCGACCGGCTCGGTCACGTTCCAGAGCCAGGCTCGCCTGACTCAGGGGGCGGTGGTGACGGGCACGCTCACAGCAACCGGCGGGTTGACCGCGGCTGGAATCATCTCGTCCGGCACCGAGATCGAGGGTGCGGCTCTCGACATCAACGGCAACGGAGATGTCTCCGGTCAGTTGACATGCGGCTCGCTGGTCACCGATGGGGCTGTTTCCGCCGCATCGATGTATGTCCAAGGTGTGCAGCTCCAGCCGCACATTTGGGCGTTCGCATCGTTTGATGGTTCGGCACTCAACTCGGCGAAGAACCTCGAGACGTTCACGGACGATGGATCCGGGAACATCACCTTTGAGTTCACCGACGCTCCAGACGACTCCTCGTACGTTGTGATCGCGACGAACCTTGGCGGAACCGGCGGCACTTTGTCTGTGAGCGGCAAGACCACGGCGAGCTTCACGGTGCAAGGAGTCGGGGCAAACGGATGTGACGTGCTGGTTCTCGATCAGTTGGTCGACGAGACCATAGACGCACTTGCTCCGCCGCTGATTGCGCTCGACGACCTTTCTGATGTCAGCATCACCGGCCCGACAGCGAAGCAGATCCTGTACTACAACGGGACCGAGTGGCGAAACGTCTCACTGAGCGCGACGGACATCGCGTCTGGCACATTCGACGATGACAGAATCGCCCAGTCCAACGTGAAACAGCACGAGGATGCTCTCGCGATCGCTGCGAGTCAACTGACAAGCGGCAGCCTGAGCATCGACCTGATTCCTAGCGCCGACCGCACCTACAACATCGGCAACGAGGATTACCGCTGGAATCAGATCCACGCCGACATTGACGGAGCAATCCTGTTCCGGGCCAAGAACGACAGCGGCGGCGTTCTTTCGGTAGGCGACGTTGTCTACATCTCTGGATCGACTGGGGCTGAAACTCCAGATGTAGATCTGGCCGATGCCAACGACGCTGCGAAGATGCCGGCATTCGGCGTGATCAGCATTGGCGGCAGCGACGGCGCCGAAGTGCATGTGACAACCTTTGGATCCGTCCTCAACGTAGATCTCCCTTCTGCGACCTACGCGGTTGGCGACGAGGTCTTCGTTTCGACTACTGCGGGCGAATTCACCAATACGGCCCCTACGGGCGAATCGTCAGCCCTGCAGAAAATTGGGTATGTGACCAGGGTGAATCCGGGCGGTGGTCCAGGTGGCACCCTCAAGGTCATGGGCGCCGGTCGAACCAACGCAGTCCCGAACCTCAACCAAGACAAGATCTTCCTCGGCAACGCTAGCAATCAGGCGGTGTCAACTGCCCTCAGCAGCATCAACCTGTCGAAGTTCAACAACGACTTGCCTGCGGTCTCGGACTCGTACGCGATGTTCATTGAGACCCCAAGCGACAAGACCTACACGGTTGAACCGTATGCACCTGCCGCTCGGACGGTGACAAGGGTCACAGCAAAAACCTCGGCTGGAACCTGCAACTTACTGCTTGCCAATGGTGCTAACTCGCAGGCCATCCTTGCTGTCAGCAGTGTTCAGGCGACAAGCACGTCTATCTTCAACGCATCTGTTTCTGCTGGCGATCGACTGACGGTCGCTATCAGCAGCACAAGCAGTGCAGAAGACCTTGAGATCTCGGTGGAATACACGCAATGACCTTCGTGAGCGTGGTTCAATCAGCCGGTGGATCCGACTGGGACACGTTCGCAGACGGCATCTACTTTGACATGGTCTTTGATACTGGCCGTGCCGAAGAGCCAACGGTGTTTCCCCAGAACACCACCCAGCAGATCATGGTGGCTCAGTCTGGCAGCGTCACCTGGGATCCGACTCAATGGATTCGGAGCCGCGTGGTCACTTACCCGTCGCAGTATCCTTCGGCAACTCTCAGCCGGGACGAGTCGATGGACACCAACTACAATCCGTCGCCTGCCGGAGTCGAGGCCGACTACCCTCCATTCATCGCTGTTTGGCAGGAGTTCCCCGACCTTCGGCAGTTCGGAGGGAACAACACTGCTCGCGGCTGGATTGTCCTCCAAAGAGAGGATCCGCTCTACACACGAGACACAGGTTCGATCACATACAACGTGATCTATTCCATTGATGGACCGAATGAGGGACTTGCTGGGTCAACCAAGAGCGCCGTCAAAGTAGGGTTGACCGATTATGACGGCAATGCCGCGAACTGGCGAGATTTTGACGGATGGACCAAGGTCCAGGAGCAGGACTGGGAGATCACCGCAAAGCCTGCGACGGGCACTTGGTCTGCCACGATTACGAACAACTACGCTGCCAAGAACATTCTGGCGAGTAGCAATAGTTTCCCGCAAGGGTTCTGGCGTACGGGCAGCCCAAGAATTGTTTGTGGTACGGAAGCGGTCAACTACGGCGCAACCGCTGGCGCATATGGTGATCTTAACCAAGCGGAATTCCCTACCTCAACAGAAGCACAGTTGTACTTCAGGCGGTACGCATACTTCCAAGAGATCGTTGGAGCCACCTACACGGTTCCGTTCTTCAACATCGGCGGATCGCAGCCTTCGTACAACAACTGCGCTTCACAACTGGGCGGCGGACAAACGATCAACGTCGGCGACGTTGCCAGAATCCACATCTTTGAATGGTGACCTCTCATGGACAGACTTCAGCAGTTCGCGGCAATTGAGTCCGCACTCAACACGATCAACACCCGCGTCAGCCGGCTCTCGTACATCTTCAGTCAGACGCAGGCTCGGACTGCCGTGGATGACGGCCTCATCGACGAACTGATCGCTACTGCGGGCGCTTTGGAAGCGGCGGCCACCGCACTGAAGACCGTTCAGTACGACCCGCAGCCTGACCCGGATGCTCCGCCGGCGTGATGATCCGTCGGCCAGAAGACCTGCCGCACAGCGGTTTGTCACAAGGGCGATTCAAAGTCCGACTTTGAATTGCCCTAGTTTCTCGTCTGAGAAAGGGTGGAGAATCAGGAATGCAAGTCCCGATCTGCGCAGTAGCCCTGACCGCTATGCAGGCCACTCGGCTCTTCCTCGACGGACTCTGGGTGGTCGAGGCCCATGACGACAATGCCACCAAGAAGACCGACGTGATCTACACCGTCGAGACCACCGACTGGGAGTGGCAGATGGAGGGGGAGATCACCACCGAGAACAAGATGGCGTCCAACCGGCTCCACACGTTCCAGATGCGGTGGAAGATCCCGGACGGCAAGAAGCCTGTGGTGACCGCCGGCGATGTCTGCTGGGAGTGGTCGCAGAAGCTGATCGTCGCCCAGTGGAAGACTGCTGTCGGGCCGCTCCAGACCGAGGTCGTGCCGATCGACTGGGCGATCAGGCTGTATCCCGTGGGCGACATCAACGAGGACGGCAAGGTCGACGGCGAGGATCGCGGCCTCCTGTTCGCCGACTGGGGAACTGAATCCCAGCGATCCGACCTCGACTGGAGCGGAACAGTCGACGGGAGCGACCTGGGAATTCTGAACACGCAATGGGGCTGGACTGCCCCTTCACCTGATCCTGGAGATCAAGAACCATGAGCACGCTGAAGGTCGACACGATCCAGCCGAACGCGAGCGATCGGTTGTTCGTCAGCAGCACGCTCGAGGTCGATGGCAGCCAGCTCCTTGTGAACAACGCTCTCAATGTCAGCGGGAACGCTTCGATCACTGGGAGCCTGTCAGCCGCGACGATCACGTCAAACGGAACGATCGCCGCGAACGGCAACGTGACGGGAGTGTCAAACCTTGACTGTAGCACCATCGTTGCGACTGGCGACATCAGCAGCGGTTCGATCTCGTCTGGGACTGGGACGTTTAGTGGCGCTGTGTCGAGCAACGGGAAGGATGTTTTCAGAACTCCATACTGTGGGACGGCAACGACGACCCAGGGTCTCGTTGCCATCAGTGCAGGGGATGGGCCTTCCTCCAGTCAATTCCCAGTCGATGGCTATGTCTTTGACCCAGCCGGAACGGCAGACACCATCACTCTGCAAACGACGGTTGGAAGCCCGTCGGCGAGCTGGGTCACAGTCGGTAGTTTTTACAGAGCGTTGCGACTTACTTTCCCAGACACCGTAAGCAACAACTACGCACGACTGGTGACAGCAATCATCAACACAGAACTTGGCGACTACAGTGTCTGTGTGCAGCCAGTCTATATCTGGGGCAGCACGACCATCACCATCTTTGGACTTGCTGGAAGCATGTTCGGCACTCCTGCAACCTGCAGATTCCACTTCATGATTGATTCTGTATGAAGACAACCCTCGAATCCGTCAACGAAATTCTTCGCAGACTTGGCAAGAGCCCGGTGTCCTCGTTGCATGCCGGACCATTGGCAACTCGTGCCCAGCGAGCTCTTGAGGACGAGAACCGCGCACTTCAGCGCGAAGGTTGGCACTTCAACACCAAGTACAACGTGACACTCAGTCCGGTCGCAGACGAATCTGGTGGTTCCCAGCAGACCGATGTTCAAGAACTGACCTATTCCAAGAACCTCGACATCATCGCTTCAAAGATGATCGGCGAGAAGTGCTCGATCCTGTTCCTTGGCGACTCGATCAACAACCCGACACAACAGGGGTACATGAGAAACGGCTACCAGAAGAACTGGCGGCCGAAGTACTGGCGTGGCCTTGGTCCGGGCATGAGCAGCGGAAATCCGATCGACAACGGATGGAACGCCATTGCGTCCTCAGGATCCAACATCTCCGGCTTCACCGCTGGAAACGGGCCAGACCCAAACTATCCAGGTCTGGACAAGGTTTTCGTCGGAAAACAATCACAAGGCAACGGCGGCCAGTTCCTGAACCAATTGGATGCGGTGGGAGGCAACACGGGAGTTACGACCGCGTTCGAGCTGATGGCCCTTGGTCCTGCGACAGACTGGGCACCGCTTATGTGGCACGGCACAGAGCAGGAGCCAGCAAGCGGTATCGCAAGTACGTTCTATGCTTCAGAGGGTTACACGATGAGAACCCTGTGGTACGCGAAGAACGCGACAACGCTGTACGCCGACTATCGGTCTGTCAACTTCCTCAACCAGCAACAAGAGGTGATCAACCTCGAGGCCGGGTGGAACATCGTCAACAAGCCGATTGGCGCGGGATCTTGGTCTGTTGCTCAATACGCTCCCAGCAAATTCTACTCACAGATGACGACCTCGGACTCTGTGCAATTGATTGCGTTCAATGTCTTCTCAAGCTACCTAGACGGCTTGAGCATGGCGTACATGGGCGGAGGTGGTTGGGGTACGAGAAATCACAGATACGATGACGACACGGCGCCGACAATCCCCGGAAGTGGCAATCGTAGATGTTGGTACTTGGATGAAACAGCCGAGAAGGTGATGGAGTTGATGGAAACGGACATCGTTGCCATCCAAACGGGAGCCAACGATCCAGCAATCACCGATCATACCGATCACCTTGTACCGCTTATTGAGCGATTCCGTGCGATCAGACCGACGCTCAAGTTCCTGATCATCTCGCAGTACTACATCAGCGACAGCGATCGATGGACAATTCAGGCCGACTTCCAGCGGAATCTCGCTGGTAGTCCCGGCTTTGAGGATGTTGCGTTCCTGGACCTCTACAACCTAGTCAGGGACAACGTCACTGGCTATCAGCAATTCAGTGACACCTACCTTGCTGATGGGCTTCACCCGAGCGATGTCGGATCGGAGTTCATGGCTGGCCTTCAGTGGCAGGAGATCCTTGAGTCTGCCAACGATGTCGCGATCGAACCAGAGGTGAACCCAGATCTCAACAAGTACGACGTTACGTCTCTTGAACCGACGGAGATCTTCCACATCGACACCTATGCTGAAGACTCCAGCAAGAACCTCGTGCGTCAGGGCAAATTCATGTACGACCTTGACAACAACACCGACACCTTCACAAGTGACATCAAGGTGTCGTACTCGTACGAGCTGCCATTCGAGTCGATCCCTGAAGCCTTCCAGGACTGGGCTATAGCCAAGGCCGCGTTGGGCTTGGCTCCCCAGTTCGGTGTCGAAGGACCAGACCTGCAGATCTTGACCGTCAACCTGCAGCGTGCCGAGACCAACGCAAGGCGTGACGAGATGCGAAGATCGGACGTGAACGTCCTTGAGACCCGAGAGGCTGTCGCAATCCGCGGCCGCCGCCGAATGGGATGGAGGAGCCTGTACTGATGGCTGGACCTGGATACACATTCATCGAGGGGATCAACGAGCTCGTCGAAGCGGTGGGCGAATTCCCCATGTCTGGGGCTACCAAGCCGTCTGGCGGCGGCGACACCGCCTCGATTTACTACCTCGCCGAGCGTCACATCGACCGCTGGAACACCCGTGTCCAACACCAGGGGTGGCCCGAGAACACCGACTTCTCAGTGGAATACCTGCCCAGCGGGGCCAACCACGAGGTGGTACTTGCATCAAACGTTTTGAAGATTCGCGCTGCTGGACCAAGCGACGGCCGAATGCTTGTTCTTCGCGTCGACACCGCCGACATCAACACGCCGAAGGTCTGGGATGCGACTCAGGCGTCATTCGATGTTGGCGACGACCCGATCTACCTAGATCGTGTCGTCGAGCTTGCGTTTGAGAACTGCACGCCGGAACTCCAAGACGTGATTCTTGCCGAGGCGAAAGCGTCGTTCCAGCTCGTTCGGCAGGGCAACATGCAAATGGACGCAGCTCTTTCCGCTGATTCTGACCGTGCTGGCATGCGTGCCGCTCGATCCAGTGGCGAAGCGGTTCAGCCGTTCAACGCCAAGCCGATCGTGCCTCAGCAACGGAGGACTCCACAGCAATGACGACGACGCCATTCCTTGCGAAGGTCTCCTCGTTGAATCAGGGGATCAGCAGGCAGGCGGCTTCCCTGCGTTTCCCATCGCAGGTGGCGGACGCCGAGAACATCGACTTCACGGTTGTCGATGGAGCAAGGAAGCGGCCAGGTGGAGAGACGATCGCGGTCGTCGCGGGCGTGCAAGCCAACAGCACCTACCGCATGCACAAGATCGAAAGAGACGATCAGGAAGAGTATGCGGTGCTCTATGGGCCTCAGGTCGGCGGAGTCTTCATCGAGGTGCTCGACCTCGCCACAGGAAACACCGCGTCCATCACCGTCAATGATGACGCAACCGACTACCTCGGAGACAATGGAGCGACGGTCGACGACCTCCGATTCGTCACCATTGCCGACACCACGTTCATTGTGAACACCAAGAAGCCGACCGCCACGAAGGTCGTCAGCGGTGTCACAGAGATCGACAACACCACGATGCCGATCCGTCTGGTACGGACCGGAA